TGTACGGTCTAAAAGGATACTTAAAAATTGTTCTTGACAATGTGCCTATGTTTCGATATAATAGTCTCATGAAAAAATATAAAACAAAGCCTTGGTCAGACAATGAACGTAAAGCACTAGCTACGTTTTATTTTCACGCATCTATTGAAGAGGTCATGCACATGATCCCTGATAGAACAGAGCAAGCAATAAGAAGCCAAGTATCCTACCTCCGAAAGAGAGGATACAGGTTTAAGTGAGTGTAGCATCCGTTATACTGATAATACTGTTACTATGGTTAGTAACAAGAGACCATGAGGGTTAAAATGAAAGTAACAGTTAGAGGGAACAACATCGAAGGGGCACTAAGGCTTTTTCGTAGAAAGGTAACAGACAGTGGACTACTTTTTCAGTACAAAGAAAAGATGTATCACGAGAAAGATACAACAAAGCGACAGCGTAAAATGGCAGCAGCTAAGAATAGAGAAAATAAGCGTCAGAGCGGTGCAAATGCTCCGCCTAAACTATTTTAAGACTTGACATACTGCTGAAAACTCGGTATAATAGTATTTCAAAAGAGAGAGAACCAGATGATTACATACTATGTCGAAGGTATAAAGCTAGACCCTGAGTACGATGTGTTTATAGAAAACGTATTGAACTCACTGTTCGAGCAACCACCAGAGCCAAGCCTTGACATACTCATACGAGTGTCGAAGTTGATTGAAGAGCAAGAGGGTGTTGCTGGATTATGCTCAGGTGATGAACACGAAAGCACCATTGATGTTGCTACTCATTTTAAATTGGAATGCGGAGATGAATGTGCGTATCAACCACATGAACTTGCATCCAACATTGCACACGAGCTTGTGCACGCACGACAGTTTGCTCGACATCAAATTAACACAGTAGACTATGTATGGAAACGCAACGGTGAAAGTGTAGATTGCGAACACATAGAGTACAACGAAACTCCTTGGGAGCAGGAAGCCTACGCTCTTGAGGGTATACTAACAGATTTGTTTTGGGAGTAAGTTATGATTGAGATTATTTTAGGTATTCTTTTTGTTACTGCTTTTGCCGCAGCACTGTATGGAGCTGTTTTAATGGTTCAGGATAAGCAGATGGCGTGGGAACAACGAAAAGAGAGTGAAAAAGATTTATGAGATATGTAGGTTACATATTTACTATCGACAAAGAGGGTATAACTTTTCTAGATAAGGACGGTTATACTACAAACCATTTAAGACGAGGATCTGGCATTGAAGTCGGAGATCAGTTTGAAGCAGTATTAACAGAAGAGGGCAACGTGTGTCTAAGGAGAAAAACCGAAGCATAACTTCCCTAGGAGATTATTATGGGAGAGTTATGGAAAGTTTGGAAACATGCACTGGGTTCGTTTGACGAAGAAGATGGGTACGATGCAAAACATGAGGATTCAATCTCATATGTTCGTACATTTATAGTACTATCTAACTTAGCTTGTGCATATTTATTTATGTACAATATTATAAGGAGCTGGTAATGAAACTATGGTTTATGTGGATAATGGCATTGAAGAAATACTGGAGAATCTGGGCGAAAGCTATGGGCGAGAAAGCCTCAAAAGAGAATAGGGAAGCTGACAAAGTAGCTTTCATTCGTACTATCATTGTACTTATTAACTGCGTATGTGCTATCTTCATCATGACGAATATCGTTCACGGATGGACATGAAGCTATACAAGCGCAGAGTTCGTGCGCTTGTCAAAGCAAGAAAGAATGCAAGCAATCCAGAGTTTAAGGAACTGTGGCACACAAAACTTACAGAGTTATACTTAAAGGAGTATCAAATTGAGAAGAGGGGTTAAGAGAACAGAAAGCACAGTACCTTCTCCCTGCATTCAGGTATGTTCGTACAGTACGGAGCCGGGAGCGTTATACTGCATCGGTTGCAAGAGAACTTCGTCAGAGATACGAGAGTGGATCATACTAACGGACGAAGAGAAATTAGTGATATTGAGGAGAATTGAAAGTGAGTAAGGGCAGTAGTAGGCGTACTGAGGATAGAGTAGCAATTGCAAACAATTGGGATAAGGTGTTCGGTCATTCAGGTCGCACTAACCCCGTAGCGAAGTCAACACACAAGGAGCACAAGATGGATGGTACAAATTTAGAACTGGTAGAAGATTTTATGTTAGCATTTGGACAGGACGTAGAATTGACACCTATTATACCTGATCGTGCTATTACTGAGCTAAGGCTCGCATTAATTGAGGAAGAAGTAGATGAGTTACGTGAAGCACTTAACAAGAATGATCTGGTTGAGGTTGCAGATGCCCTTACAGATATTTTATATGTCGTATATGGAGCTGGCCTTAGTTTCGGTATTGATCTGGATGCATGTTTCCTAGAAGTACATGAGAGTAATATGTCCAAGCTAGGGGAAGATGGCAAGCCTATCTATCGTAGCGATGGTAAGGTACTAAAAGGTCTTAACTATTTCCGCCCTGAGTTAGCCACTGTACTGGGGCTAGAGAATGACCAGTGAGACACTAAACTTATACGAGGCTTTCTGCCATAAGATGTGGACTGCAAATTGCTCAGAGCGAGATGCCTACGGAGAACCTGTACTTCGTAAACAAGAGTATAGAGACAAATACGAAGAGTATCTACTTGATCAGTTCTGGCTAGCGTGGGGTACAAATCGCAAATGGATTCAAGGAGAATGGAAGCATGAAGAATAAACGTATACCACTCGAAGGGGGTGATGAGTACGATGCTCTTACTAAAGGTCGTAAGTATCATAACTTTGGAAAGGGTGTACTTCGTAAGATCAAGCGACAATATAATAAACGATTCCGTAAAATAGGAAAGGACGAAACAACTAATGAAACACTTTGAACAAGCTATATCCAATGCCTTATACGAAGCAGAACAAGCAATACAACAACTCGTTGAGCTAGAAGAGCCTATATGGTCTGACATATTCTGTCTAGAAGGTGGTAAGTCTAATATGCCTTTGAGCGTGAATTACAAAAGATGTACTGGAGTATATAAAATATATCATAAGGATGATCTTACTACTCCTGTGGTGATTGGGGAAGGCGTCGTAGATAGTCGAAAGGGTAGACACGTTGCAGTTATGAGAAATGGAGGCAAGATCAAGACACATAAGGGTGGCAGCTCTTCACCTTGCTCCACAGCACAAAAGATGTACAACTTTGATAACACCCTTGCCAACTACTTCTTTCAATGGTGTGAGCTACCAAAGTCTGTCACACCACACTACGAAACTGTTTTGATTCAACAGCTTAAGCCAGTATTTAACGACCCCAAGATGGCAGGAATATAGGAGTCGGAAAATAAATTGTGTATGTCAGCTTCATATTCCTACTTCTTCACTCAGCATCGAGCAATGCACCTACGCAAAAAATAGACCTTTACAGATTTCAATTTGTGTGATATAATAAACCATAATTTAGTGACTATGATCAACAACAAGATCAATCAATACTTCTTCTCTACTAGATAATAATTGTTTTAATGAAGATGATGTACAAGAGGAGCGAGAACGAATGTGGAAGCTCCTGTACTTGATTATCTTTGATTAAACTGATTATTATAAATCATACATATACTGTGTATCAACTAAGAGATCAACGATCAATTGTTGACGACTATGAATAATCAAACAAGACCGTGATACACTCGTATCATCTAAAGCGGTCTTAAACGGTAATGACTAAACTTCCCTTTTTACTACACCCATGCCTTCTACGAAATTTTCTCCAATTCGCGATCGACCATAAATGACCGTACTTATATACCATAATTGTTTACAATTGTGTATGTTTGTCCTTAGTGGCGTGGTGTTTGTCCTTGTTTTCCTTAGTGCATAAAAAACTCCAGCCTATCTCTAAGCCAGAGTTGTTCGCATTGTCCCCGTAGCGGGGTTACTTCTGTCTTCCCCACTTACCCATACTGCTATTAATTCTTCCCAAATCCCATGCTATAGCTACAGCCCTTGCATGTTCTAGATCATCTGCTTGTATTATCTCCCAGACAATATCTCCTATACTGCATACTACTGTGAAGTCTGAGTTAATCCAGCTGTTCATGACGCATCTATACTTCTTTGCCAGACTGTCTCTTCTATCCCCGTAGCGAGGTCAAGGTACTTTAGTGTGGCTTTCGGAGCTTTTTCGAGACCAAGTAGATTCTCAACTTCAATTCCCAGATTCTCAGCAATATTGTTAACGAGTTCCACTTTTGTAACAGGTAACTCCCCAGTCTTGTTTTTGTAAGTTGCACGTTGATATACCCCCTCTCTTGATAATTTGCCAATGATTGACTTTGTACTCTTTCCTAGTTCCTCTGATAACTTTTGTACTGTTTCAGTACTAGGTTCTTTATTATATTCGTTTACTATATGAGTTGTCACTTCTTCGTTATAATTCATTCTACGAAATCCTCTCTACTTAGTCCATACCAAAAATCTTCTCGTGTTTGTACTACTGGTTCCATCACGGTATGGTCTAGATGTACCTCCATGTGTCCTGCACTATCCCGAGTTAATACACCGTGGCTGTCTAAGCGGGTGAGATCTAATAGTTCTAGTACTGCATTTACACTAGTATTGTACTCTCTTGCAATTTCAAAGATTGTATCACCTTTCTCGAACTTTTCTAATATGTCGTCTTTTAACTTCATTCTTCTACTCCATGAAATTCCATGTCTAGTTTTATACCATTCTCTCCGAACCGTATAGTAATTCCTCTGTCGCCATCGGCTTCTACAATAGATTGTCTACTATAGTGTAGCAACTCTATCTCTAGGTCTCCACCTATCATGGGAACATACTCTTCCAAAACGTCGTCGTAAGCCTCTTCCAGCCTACCTGTTTCACCTTCTATCCTAGCTAATTCAGCTTCCAACGTATTAAGTTGGTCATGAAGATCATCTAAGCACTTGTAATACTCGTCTAGCACCTCTACTCTCTGCTTTAATTGGGCACGCAGAATATCTAATCTAACACCCTTCGTAGGGAAGTTCAATAGCATTGGTTTCTCCTTTAGATACCTTTTGAATTTATACCACTATTATACTGGACTTGAGGAATATTGTCAAGAATTATTTTAGAACATGCAAAAAAATACCCTCGTAAAGAGGGCATAAAGGTTTGAGCGACTACTCTCATTGATTTTGGTTGCGGAAACTGGATTTGAACCAGCGACCTTTAGGTTATGAGCCTAACGAGCTACCAAACTGCTCCATTCCGCTATAATAAGTGCTACGGGCTACCCATCCACTAGCTTTCGTAACGATTGACCCTCGACTTGCCGTTTTTAAATTGATAGGAGAAACGTAGTCTACGACCACAAACCTACTTTGTTCGGTACAAAGATGCAAAACCCCCGACATGCCATACGCTTTATACACCTCTCATGCGGGTAAGGTGTCCTGTGCTTCGCGAGATCAAAGCTATCATAAGATTAACACTTATCACTCTAGCATCACACAGCATTGGAACAGTTTTAGTCTCATTTGTATCGCCCCAGACATCCAGTGTTGTTCAGCACCGCAGGGCTATCAAAGTAAAGGAAAGTGCAAGCTGTCAGTTACGAATTCTTCTCTGACACTTAGGAATATATCCGAACGCAATTAACTCGGTCGCGATTTACTTGCCTTTCTCAATCTTTGAAATACTATTATACTGTGTTTTAACCATCTCGTCAAGAACTATTTTTCTAACCCTTAAATATTCTGTCTCCAGTGTTCTACTAATATGAAAGAGTCGTCACTTGCTGAAAGGTCTAGAACTTCCATGTCTAACAATGCCCAGCAGCCACAACAGTCATGCTCGTGGGAGCACTTCCAACCACCTGATCCATATACTGTTTGGTCAGCTTTCTGACGTAGATCTCTAAGGCTTCTATCATCACAGCTAAATGCAGTGTAACGAATTGTGCCGTCTGCCTTTTTGCTTTGCAGTTCTTCGATGTCATAAAACTCTGTGTCTAACTCAAACGCTAAACTATGAATCATCCTATCCACTCCAGTAAACCTATCGCTAAAGGGAAGCCTACTAGCATGGTTATAAACCACACTAGGCTTTCATATCTCTGACGTACTGACACTACCGCTCCGACATAGTAGTGATACTGCATAATAGAGACTCTAGGTCATACTTAGAGGCTTTCTCAAGAGTAGGCATATCCACGCCTAGAAGCTCTTGAATCTGTGATACTAGCTCAGCTTTACGGATAACTGGAGCACCAGTCTTAGTAACGCGAACTTGGGCTACATATACGCCCTCTCTTACTAGCTTAGCCACAATAGAGCGAGTGGTCTTGTTGAACTCTTTAGACAGTACTGCTACTGTGTCTGGAGTTGGGTTGCCTGTGTACTGTAGTACCATTTGTTGTACCATTGCGTCTGTGTAGTTTACTGGCTTAGTTACGTCTGTCATAGTCTTGTCTCCCGATAAGAATGTAATGATTTTTTGAATTAGGTTATTTCTTGATTTCATAAATGTATTATACGCGCAGTTAAGGGGTCTGTCAATAACTTTTTAAGGAAAGTCGTACAGGAAACGCAAACTAATTCCCGGGGGCCGGACTCGGTCAGAGCGGGGTTTTTCTCCTCCTTGCCCAAATTGTAAGCAATTATCTCGCACCCGCTGAGACTAGCCCACTCTATCACAATTTTCCGCAATTTACATTAAGTTCTTGACAAACATACTGGGGGTATGGTATAATCGGCGCCATTTCACCATTGTACTACTACTTCGGTGCAAAGACCTCACCAAATTGCATTTAATTGCTGGCGGTCACGAAAAAGACTTGACATCGTTGCACAACTACTGTATAATCGGCGCCTACACCTCCAGAGCAATCATTGTTGTACTACTACTGGCGCAGGTCGGCGCTAAATATAGACTATGACCAATTGCTCCCAATCAGTCACACATTTCCGGGCAACACGCAAAATAGTTGTTGTACTACTACTGGCGCCCGCGCGCCGATTTTGTGGGAAAAGTCAAATCAGTGGGGCTATGCATAAGTGAGTAGGAAGAGACGAAAAAAATCCCCTATCCATCTCTGAATAGGGGTTTAGGGTAGTCGCCTATTTTTTAGTAAAGTTCTATGATAATAAATAGCTGAATCAAAATCATAATTAAAGGGCAAACAGTGCGGATTATTTCCATTTTAACCTGTAGCCTTACCAGTTTTTGCTTATCCGAAAGTTTATTCATGCGGTTTTTGCTCCATGTATATTGGGGTCATTTTCGACAGGTTTTTTATTCACAATTCGCCACGGTTGGGCATTAATTATGCCGTAAGGTACGCGTTTTTTCTGAGCGAAACAAGCCGCCATTATTTGCGTTTCGATTAGCGCATCAGATAACGCGGTATGGTCTTCGATAAATTCTGGCCGTTGGGTGGTGTAGCGATAGGCAAATTCTGCGCCCGTCTTGATATTTCCCGCAGGTGAAACCCAGTTATTTTCGAGTGCCATTTTTTTGTAGGCTTTTTGCGACAGTTTAGTTTCGCAAGCAAATTGCCAGAGATCTAGCATTTTAACGCCTTGAGGCAAAATCTTGCCAGTGTAGCCCAACATTTTGTGAGTATTGCCCATTACCCGAAAGTCAAAACCTGCATTATAAGCCGCAACCGTTGTGACTTTGTAGGCTTCACAATCCGTCTGGATAGCTTCGACAATATCAGCCCAAGCCGCCAGTTTAACTTCACCATCGTTGAGCATACGAGCATAGTGAGTAAACATTTTTTTAGCATAAAACGCGCCCATCATGCGTTTTGCATCAGTGAAAACCTCAGCGACAAGCCAATTTCGAGTGACGGCAATATTGCCCTTTTTATCTGCGATGGTATAGCCAACATCATAAACCGAGCCAGACAGATCGCAAGTTTCCGTATCAAGTACCAATATCATTTCTTTAGTGTTCATATTACAGCCCTCATTTCTTGGTTGAGTGTGGTAGCATTTCGCGTTCGGATTCCAAAGGTTTTCGCCATAGACAACACGCCTAGATTGTCATCATAAAGGGTCGCGTTGCGCGTCCATCTAGCGAAAGGTATTTTTAAGTCAGCGAATAGAGCCAACAATTTAGCGCGTTTCATTTCAGCATCGCCCCGATTATCACCAAGGGCGCGAGAGAGAATGAATTGCGCCTTGATACCGTGGTCTGCTAGGAATACATGATCCCAAACGCCCAGAACGCGAGCAGTGCAGATTATAACGATATCGCCTTGACGGTGGTTAGATTGCATCAGTCGCGCCAGTGGTAGCAGTGAATCGCGTTCGATGTTCTCGCGAGTGTTATCAGCAATCCATCGCGGTAAATCAATGTCACCGTTTGAGAGTGTGCTGTAACGGTGGCTTGAGTCAATGACCGTGCCGTCTAAGTCCCAGATTTTATATCTATTCATTTGTCCATACCTTTGTAGAGTGATAGTGAGAAGCCTATTATAGAGCAAAGATTCAAGGTTAGCAAGTTATAAGTCTCATTAGAGAATGCCTGAACCGTGAGCAGTGAGAGGCCAACAATCGCCATCTTCAAGCCGAGCGGCTTACCCATGTTGAAAGATGCCGCGACCATTATGGCCGCGCCTATCCAACCGCAAGCGAGGGCGATCATTATCTAATCGCCATGAGTAGAGAAGAGAGAGCCGAGCCTGTAGATTTTTCGAGGCCGACAATCGGGTCGCAATCTAGGGCTGAACAAATGGCAGTCACCATGTCAGCTTTTGAAGGAGCGGCTTTTTTCTTGGCAGGGGCTGGCTTGCTGATATATTCGATACCCTCGCGCTTGGCCTTTGCAATGATTGATCGCACGTTGCGATCAAGTGAGACAGCTAGAGCCTGAGCCTTAACAAAATCTAAGGGAGCGTTAGCCTGTAGAGTAGCGATCATTTCTGGTGAGTAGTTTGGAGTAGTCATATTTGTAGCCTATAGTTATTGTGATTGAAAGTAGAGTATAGCATATTTAGCCGTGCTGTAGTAATAAAAGGGTGACCGTTCCCATCAATATGGTCATGGTCAGCATGATGATTGAGACGCCCACCAAGATGGAAGCAGTGCGAGACATTGGCCGATAAGGTGCAATTGGTTTCATGATAATCATTCTCATTTGGAGCAGGGAACCGATTCCCCTGCCTTGTCTGTATATTATACACGTTTCGCTAGTAATGTCAATCACCTAGATGAATACCCAACATTCATACCGTGAATGTGCGTTTCAGAGGTGCTATGCAATGCATAGATGCATAGCAGGCCGCAAAGCCAGACAGGGCGGGGGCTGCAGAGGAGGGCGGTTATGCGACAACGCATAGCGCCGCCCGGCGGGGGTGGTCCACACGTAAACCTCAAGTATATTTCAAATAACCAAAAGGGTGTATATAAAAAGACTTGCACAAACCACTTCCCCTCACCACCAACTCGAAAAAAATTGTTGACAATTTATGAAAAGTGAGATATAATTGCGGAATGATCATAAAACGTAATCGAAGGTATTACCTTAAAAAGAAGTATGCACCTTTACAGAAAGGCTTAATCTTTGACGTCTGGGTATAACTCATGACAATAACTAAAACTTGGGGTGAGTGGCATTGCATAGACGAAAATGGCATTACTGTCAGTCCTCGGTTTTTAACTAAACAAGAAGCGTGCTACTGGTTAGTACAGTTTAATAAAGAAAGGAAAGAAAAATGAGTTCATATTGGGGTTATCATTTAATGTTGGATTGTAGCGGCTGCAATGATAGTATATCAGAGCGTGACGTTATATATACGTTTATTAAGGACTTAGTAGAGCAGATCGACATGGTTGCTCACGGAGAGCCTATTATCGAGCATTTGTTGCAGGGAGACCCTAAACAGGGATACAGCCTGATGCAATTGATTACAACTTCGAACATATGTGCACATTTCATGGATTTAGACGGTACAGCGTATTTCGACATCTTTAGTTGCAAAGAGTATGATATCAACCTAGCGCAAAGAATCGTGCAACAATACTTCGCTCCAGAAAAAATGCGAGTTAACTTTATAACAAGGCATGCCGACTAATGAAAATACTGATAATTGCTTTAGATCAGACTTATAACTTTACTGTTCCTCTCTTAGAGGCCGACGGGCATGAAGTACTGTTACTTACGAAATGTGGTAAACTTCCCCTGCTTTACTCCACCCCTAGATGTAAAACATATATCTTAGAGCAACTTGCAGAATTTGAACCAAGTCTAATAGTGAATGCCATTCCTTCTATTTTTCTTCCTACTTCCTCAGAGTATACTTATATAGGAAACAGTGCTCTGAGCGCAAGACTAGAAACACATAAGTGGGAGACTAGACAAAAAGCGGAAGAATTAGGCTTTCTCCTACCCACTGTTCTAGAAGAATGTAGTATGAACACAATGGCTAGCTATTCTGAGACAACATACCTAAAACCAAAAGGTTCGGACACACATTCAAGTTCCATTCAAGTTCCTGCAAATACTACTTATACCTTTCCTATAGACAGCGCCGCATACGTTGAAGAAAACCTACCACATGTTCTAACAGCCTGTTGTAGGTTTACTATATCTGGAGGAGCCTATCATATTAATAGAATTACTGGGTGGACTGGAGGAGGAGGTTCAAAAGGGATGAATACAGGTGCGGACTGGACAGACTCATATACCGTAGTAGAAATACCTTCTGCTATAGAAGTGGAGTTTCTAGCGAAGTGTAGAACGTGGCTAGACTACGCTGTTACTCTTGGAGGCAACTACGAAGGGTTTTTTGAAACCGCTGTAACCGCAGCAAACGAATTCTATTGGCTAGAGCACAACTCTCGCCCTAGCACATATCAGGAGGCTTTTAAGTCTGGAACAGTACAAGACTGGCTTGATGGACTCACTACTGATCCTACTAAGTCCCATCCTACTAGATACAAGATAGAGACTTAATATGGCGAATTTTAACGTAACACTACAAGTAGGTATTTCTAAAGGTGCTATGGCCGAGTGGAGCTACAATAGCTCTACAACCGGTGTTGGTACTACCTCTGGCAACCCTCTTGACCTTGAAATTGGCGATACAGTAACCTTTATAAGACATACTAGCTCGGCGGGGGACGCCAGAGTTCTTGGCCTAGCGATATTTACAAATAACGCAGATATTACTATCACCTCAGGAAGTGTAGTTAGAACAGTAGCGAGTGGTGCTCTTACTGCTGATACTGTTACTGGCACGAATAATGGCGGAGATCAGAGTGACTTATTCTACTTCGAAAGACAAGCTGCTCCCAGTATCACAGCGCCCACAGCTTCTAGCGTAACATTTAACAACCCTGCCTCGACAAACACTACCGCAACTGTTAATTTATCGGCAAGTGGAACCGGAGGTACTTTAGAGTATGCTTGTGAAGTAGGAGACACTACACCTGATAACTGGCAGACCGGTAGTACTTTTACAATAACAAGAGGCACGGGGACTGTATATGCTCAAGCAAGAAGAAGTAGCACAGCTACCTCTAGTGTTGTAAGTGCAACAAGACCTGCATTTTTAATAGGTGATACTGGAGTAAACCCTTCGTCGACCACAATTGGCTACTCCGACACTAGTGCAAGTACAGTAGTAACTTACGGTACTTATGGAGAAGCTTACTCAGTACGTGTAAATAATGGCTCTACAAACCTAGGCGCAACTATAGCAAATAGTGTAGGAACAGCTACTATATCTTTTACTAGCTCCTTACCAACTGCCGGAAATACCACCACCTATGAGATATTTGTAAGAAGGCCTACAAGTACGGGTGGAGATGGTAGTACCTATCACGCTACTAATGACACCTTTACAGTAACGCGCAGCGCTGCGGATACAACACCTAATGCTTTTGACTTTACAAACCAAACAGGAGTAGCTCTCAACAGTACAAGAACTTCTGCAAATACAGTAACTATTGCAGGACTAAGCACAGGAGTCACAGCAAGTGTTACAATAAGTGGTGGCCAGTACAGTAAGAACTTAGCAGCATACTCTACTGTCAGCGGCATTACTGCAACTAACGGAGACACCTTTAAATTAAGGCATACTTCCTCTACCAGCAACGGTACCAACACTACAACCACTCTTACCGTAGGCGGTGTAGCAGGCTCTTTTGTAAGTACAACGGTTGGAGATACAACTGCACCTGTAATCACGGTGACCTCCGGAACAGATACGGTTGAGCGTGGAGGTTCTTGGACTGATGCTGGTGCTACTGCTAATGGAGGTGAAACAGTCTCCTCTAGTGGAACAGTAAATACAGCTGTTGCTGGAACGTATACCATTACTTACTCAGCAACAGATAGCTCTAACAACACTGGTACAGCAACTAGAACAGTCACTATCGTTGATACCACAGCTCCTATTATTACTCGTCTAGGTTCTGCCACTGTAACCTTGAGTAAGGGCGGGACATATAGTGATGCAGGCGCAACTGCTGTTGATAATAATGGCGATGGAACTATAACGAGCTCCATAGTAACAGTAAACCCTGTAAATGTAAACGCTGCTGGTACTTACACCGTTACATACAATGTATCTGATTCTGCAGGCAACGCCGCTACACAAGTAACTAGAAGTGTAACTGTAAACTATATAGCTCCTGATACTACTATTACTGATGTAGATACTATAACACGCCCTAACGGAAGTACTAACCACTCTATTACTATAGCAGCAGGCTCCTCAAATACAATATACGAAGTAAGAACTGTTAGCGCCTCTGGAACTGTTGTAGGTACGAGAACAGGTAACGGAGCTATTACTGTTGCAAGTATACCAAGTGCAGGCACTTCCGCAACTTATTATATTACAGGAAGAGTAACAACCGCAAACAACGGTTCTAATGCCGCCTCTATAGCTGATACTTACATAGTTCTACACGAAGCAGAAAATAGTGGATCTACCGTGGGGGATGGAGGCACAGGAACTTACGGACTTAAAGTCTACGACTCAGCGGGAAATGTAACTTTAGATGTATCTGATAGAGTCGTAATCTTTAGAGAAAGAGTCCAAGGATCCCTTACTGCGTCACAAACCACTAAGACTGTGACTCTTTCTGCAGTAGGTACTTCCGTTATTAACTTAGACCCTATACAAATTAGTGAGATCTATGATGGTAATATACCGCAAAGACAGAAGATATTATATTTTACTGTTTCAGGAACAACCTTAACAATTCAAAGAACTGCTGTTAATGCGAGAGGTTCTTCATCTGCAGTACAAACTTACGACTTATTAGTCGTATATGATCCGGAGTAACTAATGGCATATGGAATAAAAGTATGGAGCGCAAATGGAGCAGTACAGCTAGACTCTACAGATACTAATCAGATTCTTTACCAAGAGTTTGCAAGTGGTACCAGTAGTGCAATAACTGGTGCCGGTACAGGGGATTTTCAAGCAGAACATATAAGCGTTACAGGGTTTACTACAGCGGAGTGTTTAGTCTTTATACGCCCTACCGGTACTGTGACAGGAGTAAAAGCTTATGTAATACCTAGATCTAATGGCTTTAGTATTTTTTCAGATACGAATAGAAGTTTCTACTGGTATGTATTTAAAAAAGCTTCTAGCTTGTCCACTCCTACAGGATATGGACTTGTCGTATATGCCTCAGATGGTACTACTGTTCAATATAACTCAGACGTGCTATCCGCAAGAATTAAAGGCAGAGTAACAGGAGTTCTAAATGGTGTAGTGTCAGGCTCAAACCTTTTTGGTATGGGTACTTTTCAATATACTTTTGCAAGTGCCCGTCTATCACCAAACAAAGGTTTTATTAAAGGTTTTCATTGGCACTGGACGAGTACCGGAATAGAGTTTCTTAATGGTACTATTTCTCCTGATGGAGCCTCTTATAGCTCTTCTTCCAGTAACGCAGAGAGGGAGGATATGTTTTATTTTAATATATCACAACCTACCGCGCTGGTTATACAAGCGCCGAACCCATAAAAAATAAATCTTGACAAAATACGCATGATGCGATATAATATGAAAAATTAATAAGGTATGTAAGAATGAAAAATTTAAAAGTTTTACTTATTCTGTCAGCACTATCAGGAATGGTTGTTGCACAGGATGATACGATCACTACAGATTCAACGACTACGAGTGATGTGACTTCTAGGTCAACTACAACTCTGAAGTCGCCGCCTCCGTCCGCAATAACACCGACGATGAATATATCCAATTCGGATTTATGTACAATAGGAGTTGCGGGTGCAGTGCAGACCCAAATACTAGGTATCTCCATGGGTACTACCATGAGAGATATGAATTGTGAGAAACTGAAGAATGCAAAGACTCTTTACGATATGGGTATGAAAGTAGCAGCAGTTTCAGTAATGTGTCAAGATAAGAGAGTATTCGATGCAATGTTAATGGCAGGAACACCTTGCCCTTACGATGGCATGATCGGAGCAGATGCTAAAGCTGGCTGGGCTGCACACAATGAAGAAGCACCTATAGAAGAAGAACAGGAGAGTATGGATGATAAGACAAAGGGCACACTACTGGGTGGCGCTGGCGTTGCTAGCTTACTCCTCTTGCTCTTACTCTGATGTAGTATACGGTAGTTCTAACACTACCGCCTACAACTGGGTTATGCAAAACATTTTACCACAACAGATGGGTCTTACAGTTGGGTCTGTAATATACAGATATACTACTGAAAAAGAGACAGCTGATGCTATGCTAGTGCATGTACAAAATGAGAATGCACTAGGTGATGGTTATATATTCCGGTCGACAGACGACTGGTCTGGGCTACCCGGAAACAGTATTAATAAAGTAGTAGCAGTAGGTGACATACCTATCGGCTACTGGGGAGATGGTTCAATAGAAGTAGAGGGCACAGGCTTAGTACTCGACCCTTCAGTTATATACACTTATAGATACGATACATGCTTTGACCCTCAGACCGATCCTAGTTGTGAAGGGTATCAAGTACCTTATGTAGCCCCTCCTGTAGTAACTTTTGTAGATCCTTTGGAAGAGGAGGCCATTCGACTAGAGATGGAAAGAGAAGTGGCTAAAATTGAAGAAGAGGAAGAAGCAGAACGTAAGGAACGCCGACTTAGATTGGCGAGCAAGCTTGAAGTTCTACTTGGTGGAATAAATGGAGCAATGATGGATAATATGGCACTTGCACAAGAGCAAGCTCTGTTTGGCATGAAATTTATACCAAAGTCCTATCTTGCCTCTCTCGCTGGTGGCGAGTACCTTGATGCTCTACAATTTGAGCATAAGGAAATACCTAAAAATATGAAAGCGTTGAGAAACGGGTTTGCTCAACAATTGATGCACGAAAATATGGTAAAAGCCCAGTATGATAATTTATTATCAAAGAGTGCTAACTAAGCACTAGAGACTAAATATGAAAAAACTAATATTAGCCACTGCGCTTCTTGCACCTTTTGCACTTGCAGAGCATGCCGAAATTATCGGTAACGTTGAATCAAAGTGTTCCATCACAACCGATACTCAAGGAGTTTATGGTAACCCCCTAGCGAGCAAGCTTAGTACTTTGGCTGCAGACGGAGGAGTTCTTCCTATTCTACGATATGATATTATAACTGCTGGTTCTTATAAGGCAGTAATCGGTTATCCCAATGAGTTCGCTTCAAGCCCCGCGCTAAATGATATAGTTACTTGGACGGGTTCTACTATCGTAGGTGAGGTATCGGATGCGTCTATGTCTGCTTTTGAAACTAACAAAGTTGAATATAACAACATTACTGAGTTTCCATTAAGTATTGCAGGCACTGCATGGTTTAATGTTGCTTCAGAAGCAAACTATGGTTACTTAACTGCACTTCCTGCAGGTCAGTACGTTGCTACAGTTACAGCAGAGTGTGTCGCAATCTAATGCGCTTCTTGTTCTTATTGGCATTAATAGTGAGTGGCTACGCAAGTAGTCATTCACTCACCCCCACATACCCTTCTTTAGAATTATCGTATGTGCCCGGAGTTTACAAAGCCGACTTAGAACTATTTAATGCACGAAAAGATATATCGTATTATGAGGTGGGTGTCTTTGATGCTGAATGGAACGCCATAACAGCAGCTATCACACCTAAGAAAATTATGAAGGTGCCTCATAGCACGAGTAAGAAAATAACAGTCTATATTCCAGCCGCGTCAAAGGATAGGGCTGTTTATATATGTACTAAATCTAAAACACTATTTACCCCAGTAACTCAGGTTACTGTAATATTATCCAAAATTTGTTCTAAGCTAAAGTGAGAAAATGTGAAGTTTATAATTCTTGTACTGATATTGTGGAGTTCATGGACTTGGAGTCAGTCTAGTTCAATGAATCTCAATATACCTACGTCTCCGTCGAGCTATGCTTCTGATCGTGTACAAAGTGGTACTTTTACATGTCAGAGTGCTATAGGCTCCTCTACTAATGTTGAGTTCGGTGTAGTGGGCTTTATTAATGACCAACAGCAAAACAATCCGTATGGGTTGCCCGGTTTAGACGTGAATGGCAATTATATGAATTCGCCCATGGAGCAGGTAAAAGATGTGGGTGTCTACGCTAGGATAACAATACCTATTGGTGGGCCGAAAGAAAGAATTAACTGTAATACCTTGTATGAACTAGAGTTACAGATTAAACGCATGGAAGTGCAGAAACTAACACAAGAGATTAATAATCTCAGAGCTTTAAAGTTTGTGGAGGAATAACAATGGCTGAGTTCGAAATTGGTGGAATGACGTTCAAAGGCGGTAGGATGATGGTCATGCTTACTGCATTGTCTACTCTAGGCGGAGGCGCTTGGGCAGGCTTTCAGTTCTATGATGATTATATGGACATGAAAGAAGTCATATCTAATATTGACACAGATGCTATCGAAGCACGCAACGACTTGATAGTTGTAAAACTTGATGAAGCCATTGAGTATACTCGAGATATCAAATCAGGACTACGGGATGATATTATCTCCATCGAAAAGCAAGCAGACCGCGTAGAAGACCAAGTTCGTGAATCCGAAGAAAAAGTACGAGTAATGATAGATAAGGCCAATGACCGGTTTGAAACCAAGCGGGACGCTTTAAAATCTGATACTGACCGAGACATGAAGGAACTAGAAGACCGTATAACCAAGAAACTGCAAAGAGCCCTAGACAACCCTTTGGCAGACTAGACCCCCTAAAAAAAGTTCTTGACAATTTACCTCTATTTGAGTATAATCTAAACCATGACAAAAGAATTAACTACAATCAGTCCAGAAGGTCTCGAAGTTGCGAATAGCTATTTGATGTTCGGCAATATTAAGGGCGTCTGCCAACATCTTCAGGTGTCAGAACCCGAAGTAGTAGAAGTGCTTAATAAGCGAGAAGTAAAGCAGTATATAGACACTATATACTTAGATATGGGATACCGGAATAAGAATAACATAGGATCTCTGCTAGACGACATGATAGCCTCGAAGTTAGAAGAAGCACGCGAGTCTGGTGTATATTCTAGCAAGGATTTAGCAGACCTACTACAGATGGCACATAAAATGCGTATCGACGAGATTAAGGCACAGACCGATCTTGAGAAGGCACAGGGTGGAAGCATAAAGAACCAAACGAATGTACAGATTAATGAAGCTGTTCCATTCGGTCAGGGAAATTATGGCAAGCTAATGGAAAAACTTTTGAATGGAACCGAATAGAGATCAATGGGATAATAGCGACTTACAACAATTTCGAGAGGTACTTCCAAAGGTGCACGACCTTGAGGGCGACTTTCATATTCACGAAGTTCAATGTGAAGAGCGCTGGAAAACATGCTTCTATCGACTAGAAGAACTTGACAGATCAATGCGAAGAATTGAAAGCCGTTTGACCATGATGGGTGGTACGGTAATACTATTCCTAGCAGGCTTAGTAGTTACACTAACTACTTTGGGAGTACCTTCATAATGGCTGTTAAAAAGAAAAAGAAAGATTCAAGATTAAAAAGAGCTGGAGTTAGTGGTTATAATAAACCTAAACGTACGCCCGGACACGCAAAGAAGTCTCATATCGTTGTAGCTAAAACTGGCGGTAAAGTGAAAACAATTCGTTTCGGTCAGCAGGGAGCTAAAACGGCAGGTAAGCCCAAGGCCGGCGAATCTGCCGCAATGAAAGCAAAGCGTAAAAGTTTTAAAGCCAGACACGGCAAGAATATAGCTAAAGGCAAAATGTCTGCAGCGTATTGGGCGAATAAAGTCAAATGGTAGATAAAGAATTTCATCCAGCAGACACAAACGGAGATGGCAAAGTATCTGATGCAGAAGAGGCGATGTACCTTGAAGCAAAACGTAAAGAACTAGAAGATGCAGATGCAATGCGAGATGCACAACGTAACATGGCATGGTTCGCTTTAGCTGGAATGCTACTCTACCCTTTCGCAGTAGTACTAGCCAGTCTCGTGGGCTTAGATGAAGCTCAGAAAACATTAGGATCAATGGCACCTACTTACTTCGTATCGGTAGCCGCAATTGTAGCGGCATTTTATGCCAAAGAAGCAGTAGGAGGAAAGAAATAATGGAAATGTTACTTGATTTAGCAATGACCTTCTGGCAGTGGACAATACTCGCAGTATTAGTACTAGTCGGATTTGTAGTAAATAAGTGTGATAAAGAAGAAGAAGATTTAGTACAGTTTAAGTACCCTGATATGCCTAAGATGCAGCCTGTGCCTATTGCAACAAAAGACAAAGGTTTTTTCAAAGGTATACTTATGTGGTTAATGGGAAGTCGTAAGTGGGTTATATGCGAAGCTTTTCATTATAGCTTAAATGGTGTAGAGTACAAAGTTCCTGCAGGTTTCGAATTTGACGGAGCCTCTGTACCGAAGTTTCTAGCAACTTTCTTATCTCCTGTTGGAGTATTACTTATGGGCGGCTTAGTGCATGACTACGGATATAAGTATGCTACTCTTATGACGAAAGACGGAACTAATATTGGATACAAAGACCAAAAGTATATGGATGGATTGTTTCGTGACATTTGTATTGAAGTAAACGGATTCAAAGTGTTAAACTACCTCGCATACTGGACACTGCGTCTCGCAGGTTTCGTAGCTTGGAACGGTCATAAAAAGAGAGGGACTCAACATGAAATGGATTAAAATGGCAATGAAAGAGCGCACATCTTGGGATGGCGCTATGTTAATAGGAATCTGTGGTTCAGTAATCCTGTTCGGCGGACTCGCAAAAATGATGGCTTGGGTTGGTCTAGGATATGGAATCTGGACTCTAGTAAGGAAAGAATCATGATATACGAAAAACGTGGAAAATGGTGTTGGAGAGGCAAAGACGGAAACTTACGTAAGTTCCCAACTAAAGAAGCCGCACTAGCAGCACTAGCTCTAGATGCACCTGACTTAAGTGGTGTTGAACTTAACGATAACGGCTATTTTTTAGAGCCTTGTTGTGAGTGTGAAGATTGTCAATGCGACCCCTGTGAGTGCGAAGAGTCGGAAAAATATATTAATGATGTAGCCGAATCCCTCAAAAATGCAAAATACAATACTTATAGAATGTAAATAAAAATGGCAGTAGAAATAAGCAGGAGAGATATTCTTTCCGACAAAATATACGATTTACAATCTGAGACAAGGTTTCTCAAACTCCCAGTCGATCCCTATTTGGAATTGCTGGGAGTTACCGCTTTACCATCGCAGATAGCAATTATCAATGCGATAAACAACCCTAAGTACCGTTTTGTCTGTGCAGCTGTCTCCCGGCGACAGGGCAAGACGTACATAGCGAACATTATTGGACAGCTTGTGTCTCTAGTACCCGGCTCCAATATTCTTATTATGTCACCCAACTATGCCTTGTCTCAGATTTCTTTTGATCTTCAAAGAAATTTGATTAAGCATTTTGACTTAGAAGTAACGAAAGATAACGCAA